ATGGGGAACATACAATGCCATGAAGAATACTTATGGTGTGCTGTGTTACCAGGAACAGCTAGCACAGATTGCACGCGAAGTTGGAAAATTCAGTTTAGGTGAAGGTGTCAAATTGGTAAAACTTATATCCAAGAAAAAAGTAGATAAGATTCTTGCCTTACGAGACAAGTTTATGGCCGGAGCTAATGAAAATGGTTGCCCAAAAGAAGATGCAGAAGCAATATGGCACATGTTTGAGGTAGCTGGTGGTTATCTTTTTAACAAAAGTCATGCAACCGCTTACGCTGTTACCGCCTATGCCGGAGCCTACCTTAAAGCCAATTACCCTACAGCTTTTTATACCATAGCTCTTCAATGGGCTAAAGATGATGAAATTCCTACATTAATGAGTGAGATGGAACTATGCAGTGAAGCAAAAATAGTTCCACCAGATATAAATGTAAGTGGCGGAACCTTTATTACAGACTATGAAACCAATAAAATTTTTTGGTCTCTTTCTCGTATTAAAATGTTGGGAGCTAAAGCTACAGAATGGATTATAAACGAACGAAATGTACGCGGAGAATTTAGTTCTATTGAAAACTTTATAGAACGAATATTCCGGTATAAATTAAAGCTGTACAAATATTGGGATGATCCAGACAACCCGAATGAAGCTACTAAATGCCCAGTTAATGCAAGACATGTCCGTCATTTAATATTATCCGGATGTTTTGACAAAGTAGAAAATGCCCAATCAGTCATAGAACGATATGCCATTTTAGAAAAAGCCGCAAAATGTTTAGGTTTTGAAATATCCGAAAAAGATATACCGGAAGATTTGAGAAACAAACATTATTTCTGGAGTCAACAGCAAATCGCAATTAGTGGCATTGGAGCTATCGACTATAAACGTATTTATGACAATTCAGAAGCAAAGCCCAAAATAAAAGGAAAAGCATCTTGGGCACTTTTAAAAAACATACAAGACCCCGATTATGATGGAAAACGCGTTGCTATTTGTGCTAACATTGTAGATATTGAGGAGAAAAAGTTTAAAGACAAGAAAACAGGTGAGAATCGAGTTTTCTGCAAACTTTTACTTCAACAAAACAATGACCTGGTAGAAATGGTCATCTGGAATGATGAATGGATGAATGTCCGGGCAACACTTTGTAAGGGTGGTTCTCTTAGCAGTGCAAAGAACAAAATGCTTATATGTTCCGCCCAAGTTAAATACAGTGACTATACAGGTGGAAACAATCTTCAGTTATATAAATCTTCAATTATAGACATATTATGAAAATAAAAGCAAATATACCAGTTATTATAACTATTGTCGGACCATCTGGAAGCGGTAAGACAACAATGGCAAACATCATGTCTGAAAACGGCATTCCAACAATAGTATCATATACAACACGTCCCATGAGGGAAGAAGAAACAAATGGAAAAGAACATTGGTTTGTAACTCCGGAAGACAAGCCCCAAATGTCTGAAATGATAGCTTATACACAATTCGGCGAACATGAATATTGGGCTACATTGCAACAGGCAAAGCAGAAGATATGTACATACGTAATTGATGAAAAAGGTCTGAAATATTTAAAAGAAAAATTTCCAAACTCATTTATTATATTTTCTGTATATATCGACAGAAGTATAGATGATCGAATAAATTGTGGAATCGACCAACAGCGATGTGAACGCGATTTGAATCGTATAGAGATACCTTTAAATGAATATGATTATGTTATTCATAATAATTATTCACTCGAAGAATTTAAACAAAAAGTTAAACAACTCACACTAAGTTTATTAAAATAATATGGCAACTCCTAATAACGAAAAGCCAATTATCGTGGCTTTTACCTTAGACTTTGAGACTGGCGGTTTGGACTGCCAAGATTGCGCATGTACCCAGATTGCAATCCATGCAGTACGTATAGATACTTTTGAAACAATTGACAGATATGTAAAATACATATCCCCATATAATAAACAGCCGGATAAAGGTGTGGCTAAACGTAAAGTATTGAAGAGTAAATTTGATAAAGACGATGAACAGCCCATGAAATATGAAGAAAAAGCTCTGACTTATTCCGCCATAACAATGGATATGTTAGAATCTCTTGGTATGGACATCAAGCAAGTTGCGGCAGAGGTTATTGATTTTATCCGCAAAAACATATTATCAAAAGGTCGCAACATAAAACCCTTCTTAATTGGCCAAAACATTGGATTTGATATAGGATTCATGCAACAGTTAATGGAATATGGAGGACAAATGAAAGAATTTGCCAAATTAATGAGAGGAG